TTGGCCACCACCATCAACACAGTCGCAGGACGCAGTAGGCTCAAGCCACGACGCGAGCCCTACTGGCTCAAGATTCGGGCGGGTGACTTTCTGGGTTTTCGGCGTACAGAGGGACCTGTCGGCACCTGGATTGCACGCCACCGCACCGACGACGGAAAGCAAGCCTACAAAGCGCTTGGGGAGTTTTCCGAGCTGCCCGAAAGCGAGCGATTCGACGCAGCAAGCAAGGCCGCAGCGGAATGGTTCGACCACCTGGGCGAAGGCGGTCGAACCGAGGTGGCAACCGTCGCGGACGCGGCGCGGGCCTACGTTGCTGAACTGCGCGCCGACAAGCGCGACAAAGTGGCCGCCCATGCCCAAGGGCAACTGGAACTGCACGTCCACTCCCACCGCATCGCCCGCATCCCCTTGGGCAAACTGCGCGACAAGGACATAGTGAACTGGCGCCGCGACATGCGGGACAAGCCGACGCCGCAGGGCAAGCCCCGCGCGGGCTCAACCATCAACCGCATGTCCAACCTCTTGCGCGCCGTGCTCAATCTGGCGGTGCGAGATGGCTACGTGACGACCAGTCGGGCCTGGAAGGATGCCCTGGCAAAGGACGGCGCTGCAGAGCGTTCGGGCGGGGTCTATCTGGATCGCGACCAGCGCCGCGCGCTGCTCACGCATGCCAGCGCCGAAGTGCGGCCATTCTTTGAAGCTCTGACTTTGCTACCCGCTCGCCCGGGTGCAATTGCAACGCTCAAGGCTGGCAACTTCGACAAGCGCACGCACGTCCTGCACATCACCGAGGACAAGGCCCACGGCAACCGGCGGATCAAACTGCAAGGAAAGGCGGCTGCATTCTTCGCCGCGCAAGTGAAAGACAAACTGCCCGCTGCGCTCATGTTTGCCAACAGCCGAGGCACGGCATGGGACCGTGATTCATGGTCACACCAGTTCCGAAACGCCGCCAACTCTGCCGGGCTGCCGGTGGAGTGCTCTGCCTACGACCTTCGGCACAGCGGCATCACAGACCTGGTGACGGCCGGAGTGCCCACCATCACCGTGGCCACCTGGGCGGGAACGTCTGTGGCGCAAATCGAAGCCAACTACCACCACCACGCGCCCGAGCACAGCGCCGACGCGCTGGAGCGGCTTGCACTTTGAAAGAAACCGGCAAGCCCTGCACCGGACAAAGCAGGGCAACAAGACGGCGAACGGGAAGCCTGAGAACAACCCGCCCGCCTGACCACAACGAAAGAGGAACTTTCACCATGGCTATCCAAACTGTAAATCAAGCGGCCGAAGAGCAGAACCTCAACCTTCACGCGGCCTGCAGGGATGCAGCAGAGCACGGTTTTTCTCGAAATTTGTCCCTATATCCACACGAGGTGCAGAAGGTAGCTGCGCGCCTTCGTGGCGTAGTCGCTATCAGCGCTCTATTGACTGCTGATACCGTGCAGTTCGACATTGGCGATTGGTTACGCGGGGGGCTGTCTGAGGCCGTGCGCGCGCTCGCCGAGGATGCCATGGGTGTTCTGGAGGAAGTCGACCACAAGGCGCGGCAGAAGGAAATGAAGGTCGCGGCCTAACCCCATTCGCCAGCCCTAGGCTGATCCCCGAAAACCCGTTTCCCCTGACGGGCTGGGCTGGCACCTTTTCAGGGAGCGTGAGGGAACGCATGACACAGCCATCCAAAGCCATGCAACTGCTACAACAGAGGCTTGCAGAAAACCCGCGTTTGCCAGCCCCGACGCGGCATGTACTGAAGGCACTGACAAGCGAAGCCGGAGCCCCCGTCTGGGACTTCTTCGGCCATGACGAGCCAAAGCTGTGGCGAGTCGTGGACCGCGTGCGCCAAGCATATGAGCAGACTTTGGCAGAAATGGCCAGACCCAGTTCATCGCAAGAGCGGGAGGACATTGAGAGCATCATTTTGCAGGCCAAAAGGCTCAAGACTGCAATCAAATCATCTTCGCTGCCGGGCCGTACCGCGTACCTTGATCGGTATGAACTGCGGGCCGAGGATTTGCCAGATGTGCCGATCGATGTTGGATGGCACTCGTTGCCCGCAGGTAGCTATTTTGGCATCGGGTATCCGCTGGAAATTTGCGAGGTGCTGGACTGGGCCGCAGAGCTAGCGCAGCAACATCTTGATAGTCGGCCGGCCCGCGCCATAACGCGGAAGAAAGATCAGCCTGAAGTCACAGTCTTTGTGCGCAGGCTCGCCTGGCATTTCGGGCGCGAGTTCAACGAGGAGCACCGCACCGCCATCGCTCACATAGCCACCGCCGTTTTTGATCTGTCCGACCCGCTGGACGTGAAGGGGGTGGACGGCCGTTTGAAGGATCGCAAGAAGCCATTCGCCACCACCTAAGCCGCTTTTTTTCTCCGGTAGGTAGGCATACGAAAACACATCCTATTTTTACAGTCATGTTCATGGTCCAAGTGAATCACCGCACATCGCGGCGAACACTGAGGGCCAGTAGCCAAGAAAGGGCTGAACATGACGCATCAAGCCTTCACGATCCCCGAGTTCATCGGCCACTTCAAGATCGGACGCACCAGCGCCTATGAGGAAATCGCCAGCGGGCGCCTGGCCACGTACAAAGTCGGCCGCCGCCGCTACATCAGTGCCCACGCTGCAGCGGAGTGGCAGCGCAAACTTGAAGCCGAGACGGGATCGGCCAATTCGTTCTGGGAAAAGTCTTCCCAAGGCGGGGTGGCAGCATGAAAAAACCACCCCCGAAAAAGGTGATGGCCCCGACTGTTGGAGCAGTTGGAGCCATCCGGAAAAAACAAACACACCAACAGTTTAGCGCGAAGTCCACGGCAACGGAAGCGCAGCGTGCGCGCATCATCCGCGCACTGCGACGACGCCCGCACACCTCCTACGATCTGCGCCGCCTGGGCATCTATCAGGCTCCTGCGCGCATCAAGGAACTGCGCGACCGCTTCGGCTATGGCATCACCACGGACCGCGTCACGCTGGTGGACCGCGACGGCTACAGCCACCCACGCGCAGCGCTTTACACCCTGGTATCAGAACCAGATGGCAAACGGCCGCAATAGCGGCAAGCGGGGCGATACCGGGCGCGACTCGGGCGGCTTTGTGGCGCTGCCCTGGTCAGTGCTCGACTGCCCTGCCTATGCCGCCTTGAGCCACCCCGCGCGCTCGCTGCTGCTGGAGATCGCGCGCCAGTTCGTCCGGGACAACAACGGGCGGCTTCTGGCATCAGCGGCCTACCTGTCCAAGCGCGGATGGACCAGCACCGATGTCATCACCAGAGCCAAGCGCGAGCTGATCACGGCCGGTTTCATCCATGAGACCGTGAAAGGCCACCGACCGAATAAAGCGAGCTGGTACGCCGTGACGTGGCGCGCGCTGGATCGGATGCCAGGCTATGACGCGGGCGCTGCCGAGACGTTCGTGCGGGGTGCCTATCAAAACGCAAACCTTAGACCGTCTCGCGGTGTAGAGGTCAACGCTATTGCACCGTCTAACGGTGTAGGCCAACCCTCCCCTACACCGTCTCACGGTCCTATCAAGACCATTTCCCCGCATCTCTCTACACCGTCTCACGGTCACCCTCTAGAGATGCCATCTCCTGCACAACAAACCACACACTGAAAGGCAATCCCATGACCGACAAACTGACCCACCACCACCTGGCCGCCGAAGAAGTGAACGACGAACACGGCCGGGCACTCCTGTTGACTCAGCAAGACGGGATCGAAGAACCCCAATCGGTGCTGGTTCACCCGTGGCAACTGCGCGCCGTCTGCGAGCACTTCGGCATCATCGCAAGCGACCAGCAAGCAGCAAAGACCGTCGCCACCATGCAGCGCCGCCTGCAGGGCCTACGCGCACGCATTGACGCCATCACTGACTGGATGACACAGCACAGTGACCACCGGCACGCGGACCTGACCTATGAAGTCACGCAGCTGCAGGCCCTGCAAGACCTCGCCAGCGAATGGTGCGCAGAGTTCGAACACGCGGACCATCTCGCGCAAGAACCCACTGGGTTTCAAGCGAGTAACCCAGCCGCCACCCATGGGGAAAAAGCCGGAAAAGTGGCGGCTGACCAACTCGCTCTGAACGTCTGATTGTTCGCCAAAGTTCAGGGCTGGTTTATGTGCGCGCGCCCCCTTCCCACCCCGTGCGCGCGCACGTAAAACGCTTTCATCAGCAACCGCCCGACGTTCGATTGGGCACCTTTTGAAAGCCCCAATCCATGCAACTCGCAGCCATTCGTGAAGCCCGCGCCGCCAAGGTGGCAGAAGCCCGCCGCATCCTCGCCACCGCCGAAACGGAAAAACGCAGCCTGAACCCTGCCGAGCAATCGGCCTTCGACAAGTTCAAGGCAGAAATCACCAGCCTGGAGGCCGACGAACAGCGCGCCACCTTCATGGAGGACTGCGAGCGCCGCGCCCTGGGTGATCCGGTGGGCGACCGCTCTTTCTCCGCAGTACAGCGCCAGGTCAACGTGGTGGAAGTGATCCGCGCGCAGATGGAAGGCCGCAGCATCTCCGGCGCCGCTGCCGAGTTCGCGCAGGAAACCGAGCGCCGCACCGGCCGCAAGGCCCAAGGCGTGTTTGTCCCCCTGTCGGCCATCGAGTCCCGCGCAGTGAACACCACCAGCACCGCGCCCGAGCTGGTGCCAACCATCCACCGCGCAGACCAGTACATCGAGCCCTTCCGAAATTCGCTGCTGGCCCGCCGCCTGGGCGTGCGCGTGCTGTCGGGCCTGTCGGGCAATCTGTCCATCCCTAAGCACGGCACCGGCACCACCGTTGGCTGGGTGGCAGAAAACGCCGCACTGCCCACGGGTGACATGACTTTCGACGGCGTGACCATGGCCCCCAAGCACGCGGGCGGCATCACCGAACAGTCCCGCCAGCTCATCATGCAAAGCTCGCCCGACATTGAGCAGTTGGTGCGTGATGACCTGTCTTTCATGCTGGCCCAAGCCATCGACAGCGCGCTTATCAAGGGCGGCGGCACGAATGAGCCGGTGGGCGTGCTGTCCACCAGCGGCATCCAGACCGCCAGCCTGTCCACCCTGAGCTGGCAGAACGTCCTGGCCATGCTGCAAAAGCTGGACATCGTGAACGCCAGCGCCGCCAACATCGTGGCCAGCACCAAGGCCAAGGCCAAGCTGGCCGGAACCCTCAAGGCCGCAGGCATCGCGGGCTACATCCTCGACGGCGGCAAGGTAGGCGACCTGCCCGCGTACTTCTCCAACCAAGTGGCAGAAAAGACCGGCACGCCGAACACCGGCCGCGTGATCGCTGGCGACTGGAGCCAGGTGATGCTGGGTATCTGGTCCGAGGTGGACATTCTGGTGAACCCCTACGCCGAGGGCGCCTACAGCAAGGGCAACGTGCTGATCCGCGCCATGGCCACGGTGGATGCCGCAGTGCGACACCCCGAGGCGTTCGTGGTGGCCGACGACCTGGCCATCTAAGGGGCAACGATGTTGGAGATCCGCTCTACCGGCAGCCTGCGCAGCAACGGCAAGACGCTGCACGGGTACGCCGCGAAATACAACAGCGAAGCCGACCTGGGCGGCTTTGTTGAGGTCATCCGCAATGGAGCCTTTCGCAAGTCCCTGGAGGGCGGCTCCAACATCCGCGCCTTGGCCGAGCATCAAGGCACCGCGCTGCTGGGCACCACCCGAGGCGGCACCCTCAAGCTGAGGGAGGACGCGCACGGCCTGGCCTTCGAGCTGGCACTACCCGACACCAGCCACGGCCGTGACCTGGCCATCCTGGTGGACCGTGGCGACGTGGCCGGGTGTTCCTTCGGGTTCAAGGTGCGCGACGGTGGCGACCGCTGGGAGCAACGCGGTGCGCAATTGGTGCGCGAGCTGCTGGACGTGGACCTGGTGGAAATCACCCTCACGTCCGACCCCGCCTATCAAGACACCACGGTAGCCATGCGCAGCCGCCCGCATCAACAGGGCTTTGTTGACCTGAACCGCGCATGGATGGAAACCGTATGAGCATCATCACCCGCGCCCTGTCTGCCATTGGCCTGGAGCGCCGCAGCGTCTCCGGCGGTGATCCGTACTGGAGCAACTTCGCCACCCTGCGCAATGGCCCGGTGAACGACAAGACCGCGCAAGGTGTGTCGGCCGTCTATGCCTGCGTGCAGGCCATCGCAGAGACAACGGCCTCCCTGCCGCTGATCCTGTTCAAGCGCAACGGCGACGACCGCGAGCGCGCATCAGACCACCCGCTTTACAAGGTGCTGCACGACCAAGCCAACCCCGAGCAGACCGCCCTGGAGTTCCGCGAGTACATGCAGGCCGCCGTGCTGCTGCGCGGCAACGCCTTTGCCCGCATCGTGCGCGGCTGGGATGGCCAGGTGCGGGAGCTGTGGCCGCTGTCCCCTGATCGTGTCTCAGTGCTGCGCGTGGGCGACAAGCTGGCCTACGACTACACCGACACCAAGGGCATCGTCCACCGCCTGCTGGCCCATGAGGTGCTGCACCTGCGCCACCGCCTGGGTGATGACGGCGTGCTGGGTATCTCGCCCATCGCCGCCGCCCGTGGTGTGGTGGAGCTGGCCATTGCAGAAGGGCAGCACGGCGTGAACACCTTCACCAACGGCGCCAAGATGCTGGGCGTGCTCAAGTTCCCCGGCAAGCTCAAGCCCGAACAGCGCGCCAACATCCGCGAGAGCTGGGCCAGCCAACACGCTGGAGGCAGCAACGCGGGCCGCACTGCTGTGCTGGAAGAAGGCGTGGACTTTCAGGCCCTGTCCATGACGCTGGAGGATGCCGAGTGGATCGCCGCCCGCCAGTTCAGCGTGGAGGAAGTGGCCCGCCTGTTCCGCGTACCGCCCACCGTCATCGGTGATCTGAGGAATGGCAACTACTCCAACAGCGTGGAGATGGCCCGCCAGTTCGTGACCCAGACCCTACGCCGCCACCTGGTGGCATGGGAGCAAGGCATTGCAGCCAAGTGCCTGACCGATGCAGGCCGCCGCATGTACTTTGCCGAGCATCAGGTGGAAGGGCTGCTGCGTGGTGACAGCGCCAACCGAGCCGCGTTCTACAGCTCCGGCATCAGCGACGGATGGATGCTCAAGAGCGAAGCTCGCAAGCTGGAGAACCTGCCCGCCATCGACGGGCTCGATTCTGAGCCGGTTACCCCTTCCGCGTTTGAAACGCCGAAGGGTGCAACTTCAAATGCCACCCCTGCGCCGCTGCCATACCCGAGCAAGCAACAGGAGGCCACTGCATGAAGATGCTGGACCCCTGGAAGGCCCGAGGCTTGAAGATGGTGGACGACCTGCCGCGCAAGCCTTTGCAGATGGCAGACATTCGCACCAAGCGCTGGACCAAGAAAGGCAACGGGCGACTGCTGCCCCTCAACTCCGAAGCCTGGTATCGGCTGCGCCGCTCAGTGCTGGCAGAGCAGCCGCTGTGCCAATACTGCCCGCCAGGTGTCATCACCCCCGCCACTGAGGTGGACCACAAGAACAACGACCCGGCTGACAACAGCCGGGAGAACCTGGTGTCGTGCTGCAAGCCCTGTCACAGCATCAAGACCATGGCCGACATGTACGGCAGACCGGCGCGCATGGGCTGCGATGCCGAGGGCAACCCGATCAACCCGGCCCATCCGTGGAATGAGAAATCACGGGCAACCGATGGGCCAGAACCGACCAGTTCCCCTCACGCAATCGCTAACCGAGGAAACGAGCCATGAAGGTGACGCCCCGCCGCAAGCGCTCCGACTCTGCCGCAGCCGCCATTGCAGCCACCCAAGCCGCAGCCCTTGGACCCTTGGAGCCGCCCGCGCACGTCACGCTGCGCCCTGGTGATCGCCCATTCTGGAATGCCATCATGCTGGCCCGCGCCCGCGACACCTGGACCGAAGTGGATCTGACGACCGCCGCGACCCTGGCACGCACTCAGGCCGACATTGAAGACCTGCACGCGACTCTGGCCGCCGCTGGCTACCTGCTTGGAGACAAGACGCACCCGCTGGCCGCAGTGGTGGAGACACTGGCCCGCCGAGCTGTCGCGCTGACCCGCGTGCTGCACGTCCACGCCGAGGCGACCGTGGGCAAGTCCGAGGACGCCGCCAAGGCCCTGGCCCTGGAGCGCAAGGCCCGCCAGGGCCAGGACAAGACCGACGACGACCTGATCCCCCGCTTGAGGGCTGTGCAGTGACCCGAGCCGCCCGCGTGATCGAGTTCATCCAGCGCTATTGCCTGGTGCCCGATGGCGCGCAGGTGGGCCAGCCGTTGGTGCTGGACGAGTTCCAGAAAGACTTCATCCGGGCCATCTACGACAACCCGGCAGGCACCCGCCGCGCCATCCTCAGCGTGAGCCGCAAGAACGGCAAGAGCGGGCTGATTGCTGGCCTGCTGCTTGCGCACCTGGTGGGCCCCGAGGCGAAGCAAAACAGCCAGCTGGTATCTGGTGCCATGAGCCGCGACCAGGCCGCGCTGGTGTTCAACCTGGCCGCTAAGATGGTGCAGCTGTCTTCCAAGCTGTCGGCCATTGTGCGGATCGTGCCGAGCGGCAAGCGCCTGCTGGGCCTGCCACTGAACACCGAGTACAAGGCCCTCGCAGCCGATGGCAAGACCGCGCATGGCCTGTCTCCGGTGCTGGCCATCCTGGACGAAATCGGCCAGGTGCGTGGCCCGCAGTCTGATTTTGTGGACGCCATCACCACCAGCCAGGGCGCGCACGAAGCGCCGCTGCTGATCGCCATCAGCACCCAAGCTGCCAACGATGCCGACCTTCTGAGCCAGTGGATTGACGACGCCCGGGCCAGCAAAGACCCGCGCATCGTCTGCCAGGTGTACGAAGCGCCCGAGGGCTGCGACTTGCTGGACGAGGCCGCATGGCGTGCCGCCAATCCCGCCCTGGGAACGTTCCGCAGCCTGGACGACCTGCGCGAGCAACTGACGCAGGCCCAGCGCATGCCCAGCATGGAGAACACCGCCCGCAACCTGCTGCTGAATCAGCGGGTTTCGACCGTGAGCCCGTTCATCAGCCCGGACGTGTGGAAGTCCTGCGCCGCCCGAGTTCTGCCCTTTGATGGCCCGGTGTTCGCTGGCCTGGACCTGTCGGCCCGCACCGACCTCACGGCCTTGGTGATCGTGGGCCAGGTGGATGGCGTGTGGCATGTGGTGCCGCACTTCTGGACGCCAGAAATCGGCCTGGCGGACCGCGCCCGCCGTGATCGTGCCCCCTATGACGTGTGGGCGCGCCAGGGCCTTCTACACACGACGCCAGGCGCCACGGTGGACTATGAGCACGTCGCGCAGGACATGGCCGCGCTGCTGTCCGAGCTGGACGTGCAGGGCATTGGGTATGACCGCTGGCGCATCGAGCTGCTACGCAAGGAGCTGGACAAGATCGGCGCCGACCTGCCCCTGGTGGAGTGGGGCCAGGGTTTCAAGGACATGGCGCCCGCGCTGGACGCGCTGGAAGCCGAGCTGCTGAATGGGCGCATTGCCCACGGCGGCCATCCGGTGCTGACCATGTGCGCCGCCAATGCCGTGGTGACCAAAGACCCGACCGGCGCGCGCAAGTTGGACAAGGCCAAGGCAACAGGACGGATTGACGGATTGCAGGCCCTGGCGATGGCCATGGGCGTGGCATCCAGAGCAGCGCAAGCGCAGTTCGTGGGGTTTGACGCCTTCACGTTCGTGTGATGTCCCTAGCCGGGAGGGGCCGCAAGGCATAGCCCGGATGCGGATTTGTCGGGCAGTGCCGCATTCATGAAAAACCCCGACAGCCAGCGAGTGGGCTTTCACGGCGTGGGTGCAAAAGTGAGTGATTCACCAATGCGCCCATGGGCCCTGATTACCTTTCACCACGGCGCTGGCACCCCTACAACCGAGGAACCCACATGGCAGCATTACTGACCCTGGCAGACGTGAAACTGCACTGCCGCATCGACACCAATGACGAAGACGCGCTGCTGGGCGCACTCATTACCGCCAGCACCACCGCAGTGGCCAACGAGCTGGGCGTGGCCAGCCTGGACGACACCGCCGCGCCACCCATCAAGGCCGCCGCGCTGCTGCTGGTGGGCGACCTGTACGAGAACAGGGAAGCCCAGACCGACCGCCAACTGTTTCGCAATCAGGCATTCGACCGCCTGCTGGCTCCATATCGGGTGTACGCATGAAGGCGGGCGACCTTGACCAGCGCGTGACGGTGGAGCGCTTCACCAGCACCGAGGACGAGCTGGGCCAGCCCATCCAGTCCTGGGCACCCCTGTTCACCTGCTGGGCCGCTGTGGAGCCGCTGACGGGCCGGGAGTACCTGGCAGCGCAAGCCGCTGTGTCTGAGGTGACGGCGCGAATCAGGATGCGGTTTCGCCCATGGATGACCGCTCAGGATCGCGTGATCCACAACGGCACCACCTACGGCATCGAGAGCCTGGTGGATGTGCGCTCAGGCAATCGGGAGCTGGTGTTGATGTGCAAGGCGATTGGCTAAGCACCCTTCGGGGGCTGGGGCGTGGGAAACTTTGGCGCCCCGAGAACGCGGGAGACCCGCGCCCGCACGAAGATGCTGGAATGCGTGTTGATGATGACGGTGGTGCCGTTGCCATCCCGAATCTCAACAAGTGGGCCATCGACCGCCACTACCTCACGCCGCGGCATTGTGTTGATGTCTGGATTTCCATTGTCGTCCCGAGCATCAAGCATCTCGAAATCGTACATTTCCCCGACTTTGAACAT